TCCGCGCTGACGGTAGTAAGCACCGGCAAGCATGATGGTTCCCAGCGTCACATCGCCCGACGGGCTGGTCGCTAGCGCGTCAAAATAGGACGCCTCTTGTCTGCGCCTGTAAGCGACCTGATTACCAGCGCTGGTGCATTGTGCCAAGAAGGTGGTTTCATCGGCTGTAGGGCTCGTTAAACCAAGCCACAACTGAACCTGGGCGCTGGTCACCCATGTGCAGGTCTGGGTATAAGTCAAAGTGCCTTGAGGGATAGCAGCTGAGCGTTCCAAATCACCGTCAGCGTCATAAAACATGACCTGATTGGGGATAGGTACGTCAGCGTCTAAATGAATGTCGCCTTGGCTGTCAGTCCCAACATAAAGATATTGGGGCAATGCATAAACAGTGTGTGTGCCGTTTAAGTTGTGGCCAAGACCAGCAAGGGTGATGGATTCACCGATAGCAATATCGGTGTTTTCCAGTGTCTGAACAACTGCGTAGTCGTCCAGACGCTGGTGGAATGTAACACTGTAAGTAGCCATGGCGGCTTACCGCCTTTCGGACTAGGCGATTACGATGCCCTGAATGAAGCTCGATTTCGCAACGAATGTAGCAAAGTAACCGTAGTAGGAGAAGTTGCGTCCAAGGGTGCTTGGCACTTCAACTGACATCAGGCCGCGCTGCTGTTCGTAGATTTCGAAGCCTGGCGCGTACACAACAAGCATGGTGCCTGATGCGAAGTTGTTATCAACTACAACCTCAAGACCAAGAACGTTCATGCTGGTGTACTGGAGACCAGACACAAGGCCGATTGAGTTTGTACCGATAAGGCCGTTGGTGTTGTAACCAAATACTGGGCGCTTGTCAGCGTCAAGCTGCTTGCCCAATTTTTCCCATACATCTGGTGACACGCACAAGTGAGTTGGGAAGTAGTTGCTGTCCTCGGCGATTTCACGGGCTGCGTCATACAGTGCGCTAATCAGTGAGGTCGGGTCGTCTGCGGTCACAGTCCATGTTGAGCCTGATGCTGTTTTACCAGCAACAAGTGCATCGGCTGCAATGTTGTCAGTTGCGATGAGGTATTCACCGGCAAGGTCGTTCAAGACAAGCTGCAAAGCGGCTGGGTCTGTGAAGTCGATGTCTTGCACTGAGAGCGTTACTTGGCCAGCGACAGTTGCTTTGGTAACTGTGTTTGATGCAATCACCATGGTGGTGGCTGATGCTGCTGAGCCTTCGGTCTGCGTTGCTGCGCTTGTGTGCGTAGTAATCGTTGGACGAATGAAAGTTTTGCTTGGTGTGTTTGGCATTGCTTTTGCACCAAATGCAGTGACTACAGGTCTGACAAAATTTAGGTCCTGAAACAGGTTGCCCAAAACGGGGACTGGCAAAAGACCAGGTGTGTCAGTAGTGAGAATGTCACCAGCTGCTGCTTGAAGCGATGTTGCCTGCTTCTTTTGTGCCTGCTTAAAAGCGTCATTGACGTTACGGAAGGTGTCTCCACCAATGTGCATTGCTGCAAGATATTCGGCTGCTGAAGGCATAACGAATTCGCGCTTTGGTTGTGCGAAAACTGATGCTGCTTCGATTACTTCTGGGGCTGGTGTTTCTGACACTGGGTTCTCCTGTGGCTCTGTGGGTTCTGGCTCGTCGGGTGCCGTTTCTGTATTATTGCTGATTTCCTCATTTGAAGTGGGGATACTCGCTGCAACTTCTGTGATGCTAGCACTAGCGCCAAAGGCACCGTGTGAAACTAGCGATAATTCTGTCCAGGCTGCTTTTTCAATGAGCATGACGCCCGCTTCGTTGTAACTAAATTCCAGAGGTGAAATCCCGACACTAACTTGGTCATACACATTTTCTAATGCGAGCTGGAGCGATTCCTCGCCGAGCACTGTCTTGGCCACTCGAGCCTGGAAAAGCATTCCTTCTGGGGTGTCCTCACGGGCAATGACTGTGCCAATTACCTTGTCAGCCGAATGGCCTACAAAGAGTTTTGGGTTAGGGCCATCAACTGGCAAAGCGCCAGGCGACAACATAATTTCTGTACCGTCCGACACGGTTGCGATGACGTTATAAGGCGCTGCAATGCCGGTAATGGTTCTGCTGGGTGTGCCGTCTGATGCGGCTGCGTCAATGGTTACTGATGTTGCATTAAAGCGAATCATGCTAGGGACTCCTGTGTGTTTTCTTCTGGTAGGTCTGGGCTATCCATTTTGTCGGCCATCTCATTTTCGATAAGGAAGTCGTCAGTGTCAAACTCTACATAAGTACCGCGTGGCAGTACGTTGTTTTGACTGAGCGTGGCCGCCAAACATTCTGAATATGCTTGTACGCCAAATATGTAAAGGTCAGCCCTGGCTTGCTCACTGCTCTGATATGAATACGCGCCAGTGGAAACGCCTACCAAATATGGCGGAACGTTAGTAAGACGGGCGCACTCAAGCGCCTGGTAATTAGCTGCATCTATTAACAGCATTTTGTCCGGTGTTGCTGTGGTCTCTGTGTAACTCAAAAATTCATTTAGCGCTGCGGTTTGGTTAGTTGCTCGAGCTGCGTTAAACGCTGATGCAAGGTCTGCAAGCTCAGAAGCGCTTAGTGGTTCGCCACCTGTCTGCTTCAAAACGCCTGCAGGTATTGACGATTCTGCATTGCGATATCGCGCCGCTTCCAGTTTCAACGCTGTTGCCACTGTCTGTTCTGACATGTACACAATGCCTTGAATAGGACTAAGGAACTGCACTAAGTCTTTAGGGTCAATCATGTTTCCTTGGAAATAAACCTCTTTGGAAGGGGCAAACCACACTGGGCCTGACTGGTCTTGAGTAGTTACAGAGCCTGCAGGTAGGCGCGTAAATGATGCTGGGAAACCATCTTGTGTACGGCTGGTGATGTACCAGAATGCGCGTCCGTAGAAGAACAAGTCGTCAAATGTCCATGCCATAAGGAAGTTATATGTCACTGATGGGTCGGGCTGGCGTAGCCAAGAACGTGGTGCCAGGTATTCCTTTTCCATTTCTTTTTCGGTTTCGTTCCAGCGTTCGGTGTACATCTTTAACGGCATAGACCCAATGACAGAAGCCATGAGGTCACGGGCTCGGCTGATGGTGGCAACGCTCATTGCGCGGTTGCGCGCTGGGCCTTCAACGTATGTGTAGTACTGGCCAATGAGATTTACACCGGCAGAGTTTGGTGAGTACCCACCTGCAGCTGCTGCTTTTGCCGTTGTCGGCGCAGGGCTAACTGCTGCTTTTGTTACTCGATTGAATAGTGCCATGTTGGGATTATCTCACATTTCGTGTTGGCAGGTGGTCATGCCTTGCCAGATTCCCGACAGAACTAGCAAGACACAACCGCCGATAGTTTACCGATTGACAACTACCAGCATGGGCTTTCCCGCTTGCTTGGGTCGTGACGCTAAAGCGGCAGCCCAAATGGTGCAGCGCGCTAACTCGATAGGCCCAGGGGAACGCTTAGAAGATAGAGCCAATGCGTTTTGCTGGTAGATGGCTACGGCTCGGTTCATGTGTTCGGCAAGATTTGACTGCCCCATATGCACTAGGCGTGAGTCGTTAATCATGCCTTTAACCAGGCTGGTGTATTTCATTAGCTCGCCATATCCAACAACTTTTTTTCTACGCTCAAGAGATAGAGGCACATGGTTTTCTAGTGTTGGTGTGACAGCAACCATGGTGGACGGGTGCCGGCAAGCGTTCACTAGGGCTTCCTGCATCTCGGCCAAAGACCCAACTACGAACTCAACATTGACATGAGCTACCCCAACGTCATCTACAGCTGCGCGAACAGCGACATAGCGCGAGCCATCTAGCGACGAATCGACAGCAATCCAGCCACCTTCTGGGCCTTCCATATCTGACAGGCAAGCGTCCCATTGTCCAGGCTGCAACCAGCAGGCGTCAGCGTTCACAAATTGGTTAAGCGACCCGCGTAGAAAAGACGAACGGTCTGGGTGGTCAGCGTCCAACAGCAGTGACTCAAGTTCCAGAGTCTGGCCAAGCGCGGGGTTAGCCCAGCCCCACCAACGTGTCTCCATAACATCCACCCCAGGTGGTGGCGACCATTCCGCAAAATAGAAACTGCCCTGGCGTTTTTCATCTATGAGTTGCAGGCCTTGTTCGCGATATCGAAGCATGGCAATAGAAGCTTCTGTGCCGGCAGTAGAAGTCATCATCATAATTGGCGACCCGCCAGCAGTACGCACATTGCGCGCCTTCATAGTTGGACGCAAAGAATGAGCTAGCACTTGGTCGTCCACTGCGTAGATTTCGTCCACCCAAATAAGGTCAGCCGATAAACCCATACCCGCCGATGGTGTTGCAGCCTTAACCAGCCAGCGCGACCCGTCAGGCATCTCGCAAGTGTTACGCCCATAAGCACGTTTCAAAGTTGCACCAAAATACTCAGCCAAAATAGGGGCCACAATTTCAAACTGGCGCACAGCCAAAGTCAATTCATGAGCCGAATTAACAACGGTCTGAGGCTTGCCACGAAGCTTCGCAATAGACGTCATCCACGCCCCCAAAACCGCCTGACCCAATACGGTTTTTCCACACTGACGCGCCACGCTTATTAAGCCAGCGCGGTTAATCAAATCACCCGTGTCAGGGTCAGCCTCAAACAAACCCTCAAGCGCGTACACCTGCCAGTCCATCAAGTCCACCTGCATATACGTGTGAGCAAAATCAACCACCAACTGGGCATACACAGAATTCCCTTTTCGCACAGTTTCCAATCTGGGCTGAGTCCTACCAATCCTCGAGTAGTCCGTCTGGTCTTGGCCAGTTCTCGCCAGTTCCGCTTTCGGGGATACAGAGTCT